AGTAGTGCTTTATAGTCAGCAGCAGTCACTGCTCTATTCTGTGTGGCATAACTGAATGGTGCATTGTATTTTATCGAATCTAAATTCTCAGGAATAGCACCACCAGACGCAGCAGTCGCTGTAGCAACTGTAATATCTGAAGCCGTGCCTATCGTACCAGACGATTGAAATACTGAAGCTCCGTTTGTCGCTGTTTCGTTTGTTATAACATAAGATGCCTTGACGATATTACCATCTGTCAGTTTCTTACCAACGACATCATCACCAAAGTATATCTCCCACTCACCATTAGTTGTTTCTTGTGTAAAGAAAACTGTAGAGGTTGCTGTAACATCTACCAAGTTGTTTGCCTTGGTATATGTAACGGTTGTTGTGTCGGATGCACTAGTTTGTACTCCAACTGTTAGAGTAGATATATCTACATTATCATTATCAATAATAAACTTCTCATCCGCATTAGATGCGTTGTGAGTAAAGTTGGTTGTTATATAAGTTCCCTCATAAACAGCCACATTAGAAAATGTATAAACACCATCACTAGGTTGAATCGTTTTCGCTTCTATATTTACAAACTGATAACTTGTCCCATCAACAACTGTTGTAAAAACATGACCAGCTGGCATAGTTAGAGAACCACCAGTTGCATCGTTGGCAGTTACATTCAAATAAGCAACAGGTGCTGTAGAAGATGTTGGAGTATATCCTAAATGTCTCGCATGAGATACTACAGAGTTTCTTTTGACTGCTGTATCTAAAAACATTTCATTGGCAAGCATGTTTGCCATGAAAGCATTATAGTGTGTATTGTATGATAGAATATCTAATAGTGTAGAAAGACCTGAGCCTTCAAAATCATAGTCAGTAAATTCTGTCTGACCCTTGAGGTAAGTTTTGAGATTTGTTTTGATAGTATCAAAGTCTAAATCCGTAACTTCTAATTTGCCTAGTGTATTGAGTGCCATTATCGTACCTTATCTAAAAAGACCTCGACATCATGTATCTCATTGGGTACATTAGCTATCGAGAAGCTTACTGTTATGCCTAACTTGTTTTGATCCAGACTATATCCTTCATTATCATTTACCTTTACTTCTTCCAAGACTACTCTTGGTTCGTATATTTCTAGAGTACTTTCTATTGCAGTTTGTAACTCTATTTCTGCTATAGGTGTAAAGTTTTCAAATAAAGAACCATGGACATTTCCTCCTATCTCTGGATGAAAAGGTTTTTCACCACGATTCAATAAAACAAGATTACGAACAGCACGTTTTATCGCTTGTATATCTGTAACCTTACTTACATCTTTCGATGTAGGATGTTTTGTAAAAAACATATTGAGATCCTTATAGATGAAAGTACTTCTAGGACTCTCGTTTACTGCTTGGGCATCATCATACCCTGTGTTATATGTTATAGGCATTTTTACTATTTATACAGTACCGGCAACGTCAGCGTCTGTTGCACCATAGTCAGCACGATAATAGTCATAGACTGTACCTGTTGTCCAGTCGTGTCGTGGGATAACATATGAAACATCACCTGTCTTCTTGGGTATCGGTTACAGCAGTTTCTTTATCTTGAGCGTCCGTATTTTCTGCTGACGAATTATTACCAGTATTAGTAGAACCCGCAGATGGAGTTTGTTGTACTCCATGAAGATTACTAGCCCCATTGGGTATAGTCCAAGAGCCAGCATGACTATGAACAACTTTTACATTTGTACCATAAGCACTTCCAGGCAGAGGCCATCTATATGTTGCCCTGTTACCATTTGTCTGTCCTGAATAACTACCTTGCACTCCGTTGACTGTACAAGTTCCACCATGTGTTGCTATAAGAACAACTAATTTACCATCCTTATGACTGAAAGGTTTCCAACGCAGAGCTCCTCCTCCATGGCCACCGCCCCCTCCACCTCCACCACCTCCGTGGGATTTATTTGAAGTTTTATGAGGGGATCCTGCAATAGTAGGTAAAACTTGACCGCCCTTATTCCAACTGCCGTCTGCAAATGCACCTAAACCAATATTATATTTTACTACAACAATGGCCATTATTTCACCTCCTCGTTATGTAAGTTCCTAATCTTTTCAGCATTTTCATTTATAGCTGGTGCAGTACTTCCAGCAAAAGGATCAGTTTGAGGTTTACCTAATTCGTCAATAGTAATTGAAGGACCCGTCATCTGCATCGAGTTTACATGAGTCGCATCAGAGAGTGCTCCCCAAGTACCTATATCGCCTTCGGCATTTGTATAGGCTCCAGGTAGTGCGGCTGTCACAGAGTCTGCTGCTTTGAAAGCAAAGTTTACTCTTGCCTGTAATGTATTTCTCGACTTGGGTGAATCAGTTATATCTACAGTAGTACCACCCTCATGTACAATAGCACCTCCCGGTAATTGTATGTTCCCTGCAAAGTCAGAACCAAACTCCATACCGGCAAAAGGATCGCCGTGAGGTACTTTCAAAAGTATTCTACCACCAGAAGCTCCTAATGCCTTTGACTCAAGATGTATCAAACCACCAAAGGGTTCGTCTTGTCCACCCCCGCCCTTATAACCTGTACCGGCTTCTGTATCTGCAGCGTATCCATGAGCCAATGCTTTTATTCTAGCAGCATTGATATTCACAGAGTTTTCTAATGCTTCGATATTTACATTGTGTCCTCTGAGGTTCAAGTCTCCTTTGGCGTGTATGTCAATGTTGTGGTCAGAAACTAAACGAATATTCCATTTGGCACCAATAGTCATTTGGTCATTCGCTCGTATCATCACTTCATCATCACCCGTCCAAAGTATCTTACCCTTCACATAAAGGTAGTCATCGTGGATAGTCAGATTGTGATTATCACCTGTGACCTTTGTAGTTTTACTACCACTGTCATCTATCTCGTAGTAAGTACCTGACCGATGTCTCTGGTGTATTCTTTCTGCTCCAGGAGTATCATCATATTCCATAATGTGTCCTGACTCAGATTCGTAAACATGGTTGAAGGGATATATTGCAGCATTCGCTGAAGTAGGTTCACTCCAGTAATGTGTCATTATTTCCGCAGTTCTCTCCCCACCACTAAAAGCATCTTTACCCCCAGGGACAAACATACCGTGTCCCATGTTTATCCATTTCTCTCTTGTCTCTGCTCTTGCCTGTATAGAAATATGAGCATCCAAAAGTACTACACCGCCACCTTCGTATTCAGAAAACTTTGGTGCACCTATTGGGTAAGTCCATGTTGCTTCATCACCTCCATTAGTAGCCATTGGATTGACTTTGACATTTGTAGAATATGTTACTAGGTTAGTTGCTCCACCAAAAGTTCCTGGACCTCCAATACAACTACCATCAGCAGATTGTAAAGTAAAAGTAAATCCTTTTTTAGGATCACCACTAACACTACCAGCTCTGAAACGTCTACCGTTTATCTCCTGCATTCCTTTGACACCAGAGATAGTAATAACATCACCTGTTGTAAAGGGTTCGTAAGATGACCCACCTTCTGTTGTAACTGTTATGGGAGTAGCATGAGTTACATTTGTTATTTTCAATCCGCCCTTGGCAAGTCTATTGACATCATCTATAGGTATAGCAACTCTATCATTTGCCCCTACGTCAGAGAATTTTCTTTTACCCCCAACCTTATCTCTTACAAAACCATCATCATATAATGATTTTATTTTATTATACATAGAAGGACCATATAAATCCTTTATAGCATTCTTCTTACAATACTCTAATCGGGGATAAGGTGTTCTGTGTTTTATACCAACCTCAGAGATAACTGGATAAGTTACATCATCACCATCATAATAACCAGTAGAAATAACATGACCAAGATTGACATTCTGCATATTATCAGACTTACCAGTTTCAGTCCAAAACTTGTCTGCATCTGTAGGAGGACCAACTAGTCTCCTAGTCGTTCCATAAGTTTCATATAAAGCATCAGTATGGGATACTTGAGAAAATGATTTGGCAGTACCTGCAGGAAGGGCCAAAGTTGCAAATCTAGCCTTTTGATATGATGCACCTGTTCCATAAAGTATCTCATCACCATACATCTTCATACGGTCTAATGCACCGTCACCCCAATTAGTATGTGTGTCTACAAAATCTGCTGTGGGAGTAATATCACCAGATTCATTAGAGTGAAAAGTAGTCCGAGCAGGAGGAAAAGGTAACTCATCCAAATACTGGTCTTGTGTAATACTACCCGATTGAAATGTGGGGTCATAGAAACCTTTTTTATCTGTATCTCTACTCTTACCCCAGGACCCCTTGACGCCATCACCTTTTAGAATCTCATCTTCACCTTGTGAGGGGATCACGTTTTTGCCAGGTAAAGTTCCCAGCACAATCCACTCTTGCATCAAGTCAGGATCTCTTGCAAACCCTATTACCCAAGTCCCATTCTCAATACCTGGATGAGAATCTCCCACACCAGACATTGTATGACCACCCACTGGTAGCATACACTGGCACCAGGGTAAATCTTCTGTAGGTATTTTCAATTTGTCCTCAGTATGATAGGACAGCCACCTTACTTTCACTCGACCCATCTTACTCGGGTCATTTCTCGATTCAACTACACCGACCCCGATTATAGTTCCATCTCTTCCAAAGAATCCCATATTTTCCATATGACTATTTATATAGAAAATACTAAATATGAATATTGAACGATCCTAACATAGAACTCCTATCAGAGTGTATTGCTGATGCCCACAAACGTATAAAACTATACGAGATGTTACAGGGTGGGCTATGGTATGCGATATTTCGTTCTAACTCCAATGAGGAAATTCTAAAAGAAAAAGAATTGATAGAGGAATTGGAGAGAATGAAATTAGATGTTATAGAATGGGACCAGAAAGTCCGCAGACGCAGCAAGGCCCCCTAACCGTTTCATCCATCGGGAGAGGGGGCTCTTGATGACCTACTGATTATGTAGTTGGCCCGAGGCTCATCATTACATAATTCTCTATAGAGAATTCCGATAATTCTCTGGGTAGGATTTTTCTATCATATATTGCCTACTATCATTCGTAGGACTTTTTCTCTATTATTGCGATTCACACCGACTGACAGATCGCAAGTCTGCCAGACAATCAATATCGTTTCATCTGTTTTGCATCATATACGGGTCGTGCTCATGGTGTCCATCAGCATGGTGTTTATGAGAGAAATGTGGCCCGTGCCAATGTCTCTGATAACAACGCCAAGTGTGCGTGTGCACAGTACCCCGATGGTCGTGGTATGGCGGACGATATGGTCCGACAAATTTGCCGTTTACACATTCACTATGCGGCAATCGCACACAGTTATAACCATACTGGTTACAACCATGTCTCATGTAATACTGTCCACAGTTTACATAATTGTGATTGTGACCATGTCCCCAATTATCATGTCCATGTCCATGTCCATGTCCATGTCCATGACCGTGGTGTGGTGCTGGTAGTATCCAGTCGAAATGAATACTCCAGTCAATCTTACCTGCCTCTGCGGTTGATAATCCAACCATACTGACACTAAACAAAGTTGCCAGCAAGACAGCCCTTAAAAATTTATTCGACTTCATTTTTTCTACGTCTCCAATCTGTCCAGGGATCTCCATTATGGACATCCCCAATATGTACGTCTTTTTTGCTGACCCAAACTATCCAGCCGCCTTCCACATCACGAACCTTATACTTGTCTGCATCATCGTCTTTGGCTTCAACAATGCCGCGACGATGTAAGACTTCATATCCCGTAATTGGTATGTCGGCTAAAGAATAGAGTCCGCCCGGACGGCCGTACTCATCGACCGGGTACTCCGCTTGATAATAACATCTATAAAAAACACCTTCATTCATAATAACATTCCATAAATTCGTCTGCAAGTTTATTCTCCAGACGATACGCCTCTTTCTCCCATGGTGAATTTATATAACTTTTACTATTTAGTTTATATCTCTTGGTCTTCCATTGAGTGGTGCCATCCTCATAATCCCACAACTCTTTACGAAAGAATTGTTTGAGGTGGACAAACTCATGTGCCAACCAAGTGATAAGTTGCTCGTCTCCATGTTCAACACTCCCATCTAATTCGATACAGAAATCTCTAGGTCTTCCAAGGTTTCCCATGATATGACAAAAGCCATACACGTTTTCTTTCCTTTTCAAGTCCTTTATCAATACTATATCGACATCTAGATTCGGAGAATTGACCATTCGTGTCCCTAACAGTTTCGCACAATACCAAAACGATGCAGCTGTTAGAGTCTCAACCAGTTTTTTATTCTGGGTTCGATAACCATCAATGTAAAGATTCATCTGGTTCTATCTCCTTAAAGACAAACCTGATAATCAAATGACCAGTTTCGTAAACCCAGGGCTTATCTTCATTAGGCAAAGCGTGCTCCTGAATATACTTTCGGGCTTCTTCAATATCATCTGTTTCAAAGACAACCTTGAACTTACGGTTGGCCAATTGCTGAGTCAGATTATCTTTAGATATACTGGTCCACAGAATACTCTTGTTAGTGTATTCGCACACTTCATATTTTTCAATACTTGGCATAATAACCGACATATAAAACTCCTAAAAAATGGAGGGGCACGGCAACCAGGTTTGTGCCCCTCCTGTTCACATTATGAGAACGAATAATCGTCATCATCGTCTTGGTCATCTTCCTCAACATCATCGTCCTGATTCTGCTGAGACATAATGTCCTCGACACTTACACCACTGTCGACCTTGGTGTAGAGGTCCAGAAACGAGTCCTTCGTCTCCGTATCGAAACGTGACACGCACATTTCGATAGACTTCAACTTGTTATCGAAAATGCCATAGGCACCTACGATGTGCACCAGACGGCGAGTGGAGATAATCTCGTCAACTCCTCCGTCCATAAACGTCTTGCGAATAACGTCCGCCCACTTGATAAGGTTGCCGACAAACTCCATGTCCATCTTGTCAATCTTGGCCAACTCGTTGGTGAGAATCTTCTCCTCAGTCTTGTTGGTCGGGTACGACTGCTCCAGGGTAATCGGGAACCGCTCGAGGAACGCCTCATTCAGCACGTTGGTGCCGATGAACCGACCATCGTCAGACCCCTGACCCTTGGTGTTGGCCGTAGCAATGACTGTGAAACCAGGTGTCGGGTGTACCCACTTGCCTATCTTCTTGATATAGACACTGGACCCCTCAAGGATAGGCTGTAAGCACATCACCTTGTTGGACGCCAAGTCGATTTCGTCAAGCAGAAGGACTGCACCACGTTTCATCGCCATCACGACAGGACCATCATGCCAGACAGTCTCACCATTCTGCAAACGGAAGCCACCGATCAGGTCATCTTCATCCGTTTCGATGGTGATGTTGGTACGGACAAACTCACGTTTGAGTTTG